GCAGTTGGATCCCGCCAGGCCGTCCATCCTGCTCGGCCACATCTCCATCGACGCCGCGGAGGCGGGGGCCGAGCGGGGGATCATGGCCGGCAGGGACATCACCATACCGCTGTCGGCGATCCCCGAGGCATTCACGTTCGCTGTCTTCGGTCACATCCACAAGGCGCAGGACTTCGGCCACCTCGGACGGTCCAACGTTCTCTATACGGGATCCACAGAGCGCATCGACGCAGGCGAGGAGAGCGAGCAGAAGAGCTACATCATCCTCGACCTCGATACGGCCACCTGGGAGCGGGTGGAGATCCCGTGCCGGCGCTACTGCACGATTCACGTTGCCTCTAGCGACGACACCGTGTTCGACTTCGACACCGACCTGCAGATGGCCGAGGATGCTATCTGCCGCGTGGCCATCGAGCGCGCGGAGAATGAGCGGCCGGACTATCAGCGGCTACAAACGCTCGTGGAGCAGGCTGGCTGCTGGGACTTCCGCGGCTTCGTCGAGGACGTCTCCCGGTCCGCAGCTGTGCGGTCCGCGGACATCGTCCAGGCGCAGAGCCTCGAGGAGCTGCTCGGAGTCTGGCACGCGGCCAAGGGCTGCGAGATCCCGCTCGAGGATCTCGTCGCGGCCGGTTCGGAGCTGGAGAGGAGCGTGGCGAGATGAAAGAGATCGCCCTGACCAGAGGCAAGGTTGCCCTCGTAGATGACCAGGACCACGACCGACTGAGCCGCTACTCGTGGTATGCCTCACGCTCTGGCGGCGTCTGGTACGCCAAGACCGGGATATGGGACGGTAGGCGCACGGCTCAGATCGCGATGCACAGATTGCTCATCAACGCGGACGCAGGGCAACTCATCGACCACATCAACGGCAACGGGCTCGATAACCGAAGATCGAACCTCAGGTTGTGCTGCAAGGCTCAGAACCAGCAGAATCAGCGGGCGCGGAAGAACTGCAGCTCCAGGTACAAAGGCGTCAGTTTCGATGCCTATACTGGTCGATGGCGGGCCAAGGTAAAAGCGTATGGAAGGATCACCGATTGCGGACGGTTCGCAAACGAAGAGGATGCAGCTCGCGCCTACGACGCTGCGGCTATCAAAGTCCACGGTCGATTCGCTCGGCTCAATTTTCCGCAGGAGGTGACTTCGCATGAGGCCGCTTAGGCTGACTCTGACGAACTACCGGGCGTTCAGCAACGCGGACATCAATCTCGACTGTGTCGAGGCTGCGTCCGTAACCGGCACCAACGGCGCGGGCAAGAGCGCACTGGTTGAATCTATCGTCTATGCTCTGTTCTCCGAAGGCCGCAGCTCCGGCGTAGACGGCGTAGTCCGTCTCGGCGCAGACGAGGCCAGCGTCCAGTTCGACTACGAGCACGGCGGCAACGTCTACCGCATCATCCGCAAGCGGTCGAGAGGCAAGCGCACCGACCTGCAGTATCTCATCGCCGACGGAGAGGGCTGGAAGCCGATCTCCGGATCCGGAGTGCGGGAGACGCAGGAGCGGATCGTCGCGGATCTCGCAATGGATGAGAGTCTGTTCCTCAACTCCTCATGTGTGATGCAGGGCCGGTCCGCCGGCATCTGCGAGGCCACTCCGGCGGAGCGCAAGGCTGTGCTCTACCGGATCCTCGAGGACAGGCTGGCACGGTTCGGGCCGCTTGCCGATGCGGCGAAGGCCCAGGTCAAGAGCCTGGACGACGCGATGACGATCGGCAGGACAAAGATCGCGGAGCTGGAGGCGATGGTCGCCGGCCGTGAGGCCGCGGAGGTGACACTCCTCGACACCCAGGAGGCACTGGCCGCCCTGCGTTCCGACCTCAAAGAGGTCGAGGAGGCCCTGGCTGAGCATAGGGCCACCGTCGCTGCTCAGGAGGCGCAGCGCGAGAAGATCGAGGAGCTCGGAACACGGCGCCAGGCGCTGTCCGCGGAGATCGTCGATCTGACAGCACAGGCGCAGCGGCACCGGGCGATCATCGACGATGCCCAACTCGTCCTGGCGGCGGCTGACTCTATCCGCGCAAAGGCCGCGGAGGCCGACGCGCTGGAGACGCAGCTCGCACTGCTGGACGAGCTGCGCGAGCAATACAACGACCTCATCGCGCAGCACCGGGACCGGGAGTCCGCACTCCAGACCGAGGAGGCGCGGCTGCGATCGGAGGCGGCTGAGGAGCTGACCAAAGTCGCCAACGAACTGCACGGCCTGCGGAACCACGCCCAGACCGATGAGGTCCGCATCGAGAAGCTCGAGGAGCAGATCGACGACACCCGGCGCCGGGCGGAGCTCCTCGAGGAGGTGCCGTGCCGGACACTGGCCATCGCCGAGGAGTGCAAACTGCTTGCCGATGCCCGGACCGCAGCGGGGCGGCTCGGAGAGCTCGAGGCGCGGCTGACAGCTACACAGGCGGAGCTCGGCGAGCTGACAAGCTCCATAACCACGATGGAGCGGGAGCACAAAGACCGCCAGGCCGCCCTGGACCAGGCACTCGAGACCGCGAAGCAGTCGGCACTCGCTGACTGCGAGGTGCTCCGCGGCAGGGCCAAGAGCCTCTGCTACGACAAGGAGGCGCACAGCACCAAGCAGGCGCGCCTCTCACTGGTGCGGACCGCGCGGGATCAACTGGCAGACCTGGCGGCAGCGGAGGCCCGGATGGAAGCCGCGACGGCTGCGAAAGATGCAGCAGAGACGGCCGTTGCCGAGAAAGAGGGCGTGCTGGTTGACCTGAACCGGGAGCTGGAGCTGCTGCTGGCGCTCACCCCGACCAACGTGACCGGCAAGATCGCGGAGCTCGAGAGCGACCAGCGTGACCTGCAGGCGAGAATCGAGCGGGCGGTCGCTGCACTGGCGATCCACGAAGACCGCATTGCCACGATCGACGCGGCCGCCGCAGAGCTCGAGGAGCTCTCGGAATCGATGGCTGCACATGAACGGCAGCGCACGCTCTACGCGACACTGCAGCAGGCGTTTTCGCGCGACGGCATCCCCGCGCTCATCATCGACGCCGCGGTGCCGGCCATCGAGGAGCGCGCTAACGAGATCCTCGCCCGACTGTCCGACGGCCGGATGACGGTGCGCTTCGTGACGCAGCGGGCCAAGGTCTCCGGCGGGATCGCCGAAACGCTGGACATCATCGTGTCCGACGAGCAGGGCGAGAGGCCCTACGAGGACTGGTCCGGCGGCGAGAAGCTCCGCATCGACCTCGCGGTCCGCATCGCACTGGGACAGGTCCTGGCGCAGCGGACGGGGGCACCGGTGGAGCTGCTCATCCTCGACGAGGTGTGCGCTCCGCTCGACGAGGCAGGAGAGGAAGCGCTGGTGGACTGCATCAATCGCCTGCGCGAATCGTTTGCCTGCATCCTGCTGATCACTCATCGCGAGAGCCTGAAGGACCGGCTCCCGCAGCAGATCGTGGTGACGAAGAACGGCGCGGGCTCGGAGGCGAGCCTGGTCGCCTAGCTGTCCGCTGGCCGACTCCCAGCGGCTAAGGAGCTGCCGGCTGGTCCACTTCGCTCGATCGGCCGGCAGCGGACAAGATCAAACACGGAGGGAATACGGATGATTGGCAGAGGCATTCTCAAGAGCACCAAGATCGTTACCCGCAAGCTCGGCAGTGGTGAGAAACAAGAAGAGCTCAACCTCGCAGCGATCACGATCGAGATCCCGGTAGAAAGCGTGGATGACGAGGACTTCGGCTTCCTAGCACGACAGCAGAACAACGTCGTGAGCGTTCAGATCGACACCACATTCGAGCCCGTCCGCGCCGTTAGCGACGACCAAGAGACGATGGACGCAGCGTTCGCTGCGTCGCGCTAGGGATCGGCTCGGCCCCGGCACTGGTGGCCGGGGCTGTCTTTTGACTCTCACGCCTGCTCCCCAGCAGGCAGGACAGGATGACGCAGGAGGATCACGATGCGGGCAAGGTATCGACCACGTCGACCGGAAGCTCGGCGATACGACGAATCGCACATCTTCACCCTTATCAACCTCAAGTGGCGCAAGTTCGGCAAGGATCCCGAGACCTGGCGGGAGTTCTGGGCGTTCGCCCAGGGCCAGCTCGGCCGGCCGGTCCGGCGCCTCGAGGATCTCACCACGGCAGAGATCGACCTTATCACCGCGCGGCTGCGGGAGCTGCCGGAGCACACACCGGCAGGACAGGGGGCGATCCAGTGGTGAGGAGCATCACGATCGACATCCCCGGCACTCCACAGGAGCAGAGCCGCCCGCGAGTCATCCGTCGCGGCAACCACGCGGGCCTGGCCGACACCGCGCAGGTCAGGGACTACAAGGCCTATGCCAAGGCCCTGATCTCACTGGCCTGCCAGGAGGCCGGCTGGGAGCCCCTGGACGGCGCCGTGGGGCTCGAGGTCCTGGTCCTGGTGCAGCGGCCGCAGTCCTGGCCGAAGCGCAGGCGCCACGCCGTTACCAAGCCGGACCTGGACAACTATCTCAAGCTCGTGAGCGATTGCCTCGAGGGCCTCGCCTATACCAACGACTCCCGGGTCGTGCAGCTCGCCGCCGCGAAACGTCTCGCGACGCGCGCGCCCGGCGTGCGGATCGTAGTCTACGACGCGGAAGAGGGAGAGGCGCAAGGATGAGCCAGGAGGCCGAGGACAGGCTCAAGCGAACCATCGAGACGGTGTTGTCGCCGCACTTTGAGATGATACCGGAGGTATGGGGTGTTCACGCGGCCAGCGGCCGCAGGTTCCGCATCGATTACATCCTGATACCCGGCCAGCAGATCCTGGAGCAGGGGCTGGAGCATCGCGTCATCGGCCTCGAGGTCAAGGCGCCGCTGGCGGAAGGACATCTTTCGCGGGCCATCGAGGTTGCCAACCAGGCAATCACCTATGCAGACTGCGACTTCACCGGCGATGACGGCACCCACTACGGCAGGCCCAGCTTCGTCGCCATATTCCCCGCGATCGAAGACCACGTCAATGGCTGGAAGAACGAGATGCGTGAGACGGACGTGGCCCGGATCCGCGCCACTGGAGCGGTCGATGCTCTGCGCCGGCTGCTGCAAAAGCTCGGAGTCGCGCAGCTCTCGGGTCATCGGCACAACGGGCAGGTGACCTGGTCGTTCGACTGTTCCACGGACATGAACCGGATCTGGCACAGCGCCCACGGCAAAGGCAACCTGCATGATTCTATGCTGCACCGCGACAACTGGAAGGGGAGCGCGAAATGAGGGAAACCGTCAGGGAGGCTTACCGCCGCGGGTGGTCGGTGATCCCGGTAGGGCTCGACAAGAAGCCACTCATTCCGACCTGGAAACCATACCAGGACCATACTCCGGCGCCGGAGGACATCAAGGACTGGCTGAAGCTCAAGCCCGCCGGATGGGCCGTCGTCACCGGCGAGATCTCCGGGATCGTCATCATAGACTTCGACGGCGAGGCCGGCTGCAACACCCTGGAGGCGATGGGGCTGGACCCGCACGTCCGGACCGGATCCGGAGGCTACCACGTCTACATCCAGCATCCGGGCCACAGGGTCAAGACACTGAACTCCAAGTCGAAGCGAGAGTTAGGCGATCGATACCCGGGCCTCGACGTCCGCGCCGACGGCGGCTATGCGGTCTTTTGCGGGCGCAACTCGGTCGGCGAATACTCCTGGCTGCGCGACATGGAGCCGGATCCTATCGACATACTGCCGCAGCCGCTGCGGGTCTTCCTCGGCCTCGAGGAGGGCGAAGATTCGGAGGAGCCGGAGCCCGAACAGCCGATGGCCCGCGGCCGCGGCGCCGATCCACCGCTCCAGGACCGGCTGCTCGCGAAATACCTGGGCGAAGTCCCGCGCGCCGGCCGCAACCAGGCAGGCTTCGACCTGGCCTGCCAGCTCCGCGACAACGGCTTCAGCCAGGCAGAGGCGGAGTCGGTCCTTAGAGAGTTCGCGCGCTACTGCCCGCCATTCAATGCTAAGGGCCTGCCTGAACCATACACCGACTCCGAGGCCCTGGCCAGCGTCCGGCAGGCCTATTCCTCGCCACCGCGGCAGCCGTGGACACACCAGGAGGCCCCTAAGCGGGCGGACACGAACAGGCCAGCGCGGCCGGAGCCGCAGGGGTTCTGCGACCTGGTGCCACAGACGTCGTTCCTGCAGACATATCTGCAATACGGCACGGATATGACAGACGCTCCGCCCGAGTTCCACCTGGCCGTCGGGCTCTCCGTCATATCCGCAATGGCCGGTAACAAGATCTACTTCCGCGCCTGGGGCGAACAGGTCTACCTGCATCTCTGGACGCTGCTGTTGGCGCCCTCCGGCTTCTATCGGAAGACAACCAGCATGAAGCTGGGCCTGCGGCTCCTCAAGCGCCACAGTCCCGACTCGATTCTGGCCAACGACTTTACCCGCGAACGGTTGATGGAGAACCTCGCACAGCAGCCGGCCGGCCTGGTCCCGGTGTGGGAGTTCGGCGCGCTGCTCGCCCTGATGAGCCGCGACTACAATGCCGGAGTCAAGGAGTTCCTCACGGAGATCTACGACTCATCAGACTACCGTCGAGAGACCAAGTCCGGCAAGAAGATCGAGATCACCCAGCCCGCCGTCGGCATCCTGGCAGGGTCGACAATCGACTGGGTGGTGGACCGCATAACGGCCGGCGACCTGCAATCGGGGTTCCTCGCGCGGTTTCTGTATTGGCCGGTCCGCGAGAAGCTCAACTGGCGGGGCCTCGGCGACGTCAGCCACTCCGCGCTGCAGGAGCAGCTGGACAGCTTCTGCGTGTCGCTGAGCTACGTCTCCGGAGAGGCAATGATCCCGGGCCCGGTCATCCAGCAATACAACACCTGGCTCCGCAAACACGAGACAGAGGTCAACGACCAGGAGCTGCCCGGCGAGATCCAGGGCTTCTATACCAGGATCGGCACCTACGTCCTCAAGTTCGCAGTCATCTATCAGCTCTCGATGACGCTGGAACTCGAGGTCAGCAGCGAAGCGATGGAATACGCCATCCGACTCGCCGAATACCTCAAGAGCCATCTGATACGACTGATGGAAGACGAGATTGCCATAGGCCGCGACGCGCAGGACCTCAAGCGCATCCGCGGGATAGTCGCATCATCGAACAGCCACGGGATGGATCGGCGGGCACTGCTCAAGCGGTCCAAGATGACGGCGTTCCGACTCCAACAGTTGATCGACACACTGCTCCAGAGCGGGGAGCTGACCTGCGAGGTGGAGAAGACCGATGGGCGCAATCGGACGGTCTATTATGGCTGACCTTAGTTCCCCATTCGGTTCTGAAAACAGCCAGAAAAGAGGGGAACTAAGGGGAACTAAGGGAACTAAGGGTGCTGACAACTAGTGGACGACGGGGGAACTAAGGGGAACTAAGGGGAACTAAGGGTCGGCCGTTTTGAGCTTAATATGGTACTTACTTCTCTATTCTCTTAGTTCTCTTATACGCTACCCTACACACATTACATGTACTAGAGAGATAGGGGATACATGGGGGAAGTTGGGAACAAAGCCCCCCAGCCCCCAAGAAAGCTGACAAAACCCTACAGGAGGAAACCGATGCAAACAGACCCTTTCGAGCACAACGTGCGGAGGATCGTGAACACCAGCGCCGACGAGGGCATTCGGTTCGGCGTGCGCGACTGCGATGACCCGGCGATCCTGCGCGAGGCGCTGGCCCGGGAGCAGCACCAGCGGCATCCGCGGGCGACGCTGGTGGCCGCGATCTGTGCCCGGCTGCGGAAGCTGGAGAAGGAGGAAGCGAGATGAACCTGATCGAGGAACTGACTCTACTGCGAAGAGCGGAGCGGGTGATGGGGCGGATCGGCGACGGCCTGCTGGGCAGTGACCGCGACGTGCTGGAGGCGGTGGTCGACGCCTACGCCGACACGATCCTGCTGGTGCTGGAGAGCGAGATGCCGCCGGGCACCCTGAAGGCGGAGCCGGTGACGGCGAAGACACACGACGACCTGACTGTCGCCTATATGGCCGGCTTCGAGCGCGGTCGCGACTCGGTGCTGCCGCCCGTGGACCGGCAGGTGACGCAGACGGTGGAGGATCCGGAGCCGACCGTGGACAAGCCAGACGACCCTGCGGCGGAGGTGTCCGCATGATGACCCGCACTCAAGAGGTTATCCTATTCGTGCTGGCAACGCTCGCGCTGATCGTGTTGATATGCACGAGGTGTCCCGGCGAACCGGCCAGACCCGGCGAGATCATCACGATGTATGCGACGGCTACCTACGAAGACCACCTCGGTGTCCACGAGGCATACCCCGCTCACGCGTCGCTGGTGGTGGTCAACCCGCTGCAGGATCAGCTCGCGGCCCACGGTGTGGGGCCGGTCTATGCACCCGGCGCAGTGAGGCGCTGGCGCGCGAGCGAGTGGGATGAGTGGCACACCTGGTGCGATCCCTGTCTGCCCGGCATCCGAGAGGTGAAAATCATAGGCAGCCGCAGTGTGGAAGGCACATCCACGCTGGGTGGCGGTTTGTTTGTGGGTGCCGGCGAGGCGGTGCGTCCGGTGGTGTGGCCAGTGCCGCAGCCGCTGCCGGCGATCACACTGCTTGAGGAGGTGATGAGGTGAAGAGGCTGAGGTTCAAAGATCGGTTTTTGGAGGAGATGGAACTGACCGGAAGGAGCAATGGTCGTGATACGGACTTGTGGATGTGCTGGGATAACTACGCACAAAGCCTACACGCTGTGACGTTCACCCCCGCGAACGTCCGTCAGTTGCGCGAGGCGTTGGCGGCCCGCGAGGCCGAGCTTGTCGCGGCGGGGTTTCTGGAAGATGAGGAGGAGGTGACGAGGTGAGCTTCAAGGCTGAGGAGGGTGTCGCCACAATAGGTGGCGGGTTGGTGGTCGGTGTTCACCCAAAGGGTGAAGAGGTGAACGCGCCGAGCGGGCCGCTGCCGTGGGAGTTCGAGAGGGGGACGACGATGATGGAGGAGGTGGTGAGATGAACGACTATTTCAAGAGGGCGAGCACGGTCTACCGCTCGCTGGTATGTGAGGAGTTGACCGTCGAGGTGGACATTGAGGACAAGACGGTTGCGGTGTCCGCGCCCGAGGCCATCGACCTCGACGCGGCCCACGACCTGATTGCCATGCTGAAGCAGGCGCTCGAAGACTGCCTGACTCCGGTCGAGGGTGCAACACCTTGAGGCGAACGCGCTTCGCGCCAACAGCCGACCCGCTGGCGGTGCCGGAGAAAATCTTCCAGCGGCAGGTCGAGCAGCTCGCCGTCACCCTGGGCTGGGCCTACTACCACACGTTCAACAGCTATCGCAGCGTGCAGGGGTTTCCCGACCTTGTGCTGGTCAACGAAACCCAGCGCCGCACGGTGTTCGCCGAGTTGAAGTCTGAGAAGGGAAAGCCTACGTCCAAACAATTGGAATGGCTGCGGGTGCTGGCGGCGGCGGGGAACGAGGCGTATCTGTGGAGGCCGTCTGACTTCGACGGTATTGTGCGGGTTCTGCGGCGCAGAACAGCAGAGCCAGACGCCCGCGCAGAATGCCCGGAAACCGCGCTAGCATTCGATTCTGGCGCACTTGGGGGCGAACAGGGGTTCTAACCGCCAACAAACAAATAGCGCCCGCAATCTCCCGCGAGCGCCGACCCTGCAACAACCTCTGCCAATCGAGTATAGCAGGGAGGCGTGGGCTATGGCAAGGCGGGCGGTCGTATCGCTCGACGCTCTGGGGCCGGTGTCGAGTATGGACGGGCGGCAACTCTGGGAGACTCAAGACCCCGGCGACTATATCTCATACCTGTGCCGCGACCCCGGCATAGTCGGGCTGCTATGGCGCGAGGTCAAGCCTATGATCCGCTGGGCGAGCTCCACGCGGCGCGGGATCAACGCGCTCACCGCACACCAGACGCTCGTGCTGGAGTGCTACCTGCTCGGTCACTCCGACATCGAGATCGCCGAGCGCCTGCACGTATCCCGGCAGGCTGTGTGGGAGTCGCGCTCCGAAGCTCTGCGTAAGATCCACCGTTACCGGCCGCGCACCCGAGGCCTGCTCACCGTTATGATCGAGGAAATGGGCTGGTCGCAGGTTCGGGAGCACCTTGCCGACCTGGCCGACAGGCGTGAGCGTTGACAATGGCAACCTCAGCCTTGACACGTTTTTCGTTTTGGGGCTTATAGGTGAGAGCCGTTTTTCGACTACCTGCCAATCGCGGCTTCTCCTTTCCTCCTTTCCGTGGTCTGGCCGGGGGTGTAGCAGCAGCGCCCCCGGCCCCTTTTGGTCTGGTGGCTCTTGCATATCCATGAACGTCATAACCGTTGACATAGACAAACTGAACCCCGCGCCTTACAACCCGCGCAAAGACCTCAAACCGGGTGACGCGGAGTATGAGAAGTTGGCAACCTCGATAGAAGCGTTCGGCTACCTGGAGCCTATCGTCTACAACCAGCGCACCGGCAACGTGATCAGCGGCCACCAGCGCCTCAAGGTGCTCAAGGCCAAGGGCGAGAAGCGCGTGGAAGTCGTGGTCGTTGACTTCGACGAGGACACCGAGAAGGCCGCGAACCTCGCGCTGAACAAGATTTCCGGCGACTGGGACTTTACGAAGCTGGCCGACCTGCTGCTGGAACTCGACACCGCGAACTTCGACCTCGACCTGACGGGGTTTGACCACGACGAGCTTGAGCAGATTATGGGGTGGACGCCGCCCACCGTTGGCGAAGCGGAGTTCGACCCCGACGAGGCAGTTGAGAACGCTCCAACGCGAGTGCAACCCGGCGAGGTTTGGCAGCTCGGCAAGCACCGCGTCATGTGCGGCGACTCCACCAAGGCAGACGACGTAGAGAGGCTTATGGCGGGTGAGAGGGCTGCGTGTGCCTTCAGCGACCCACCGTATAACGTGGACTACGAGTATGCCGACACGAAAGACGACCGCACACCGCAGGAGTATACAGACTTCAACCGGGCGTGGTTTGGCCTGCTGTGCTCGAACTCAGAGCGGCAAGTCATAACGCCGGGGGGGAACAACCTCGCGCTGTGGCTGGCCGACGTGCAGCGGCCGTATCACACCGCAGTATGGACAAAGACCAACGCGCTTACTAGAGGCAAGGTCGCGCACTGCATGTGCTGGGAACCGATACTGTTCTACGGCGAGCAGTGGCCGCGTGAACGCGCCAATGACGTGTTTGACTTTCCCGTTGGCTTGCAGCCAGACGTGGGCGGTCACACCTGCCCGAAGCCGCTGAAGCTGCTGGTGGACATAGTGAGTAACTACGTGCCAGACGGCGCTTGTGTGCTCGACCTCTTCCTCGGCTCCGGCACCACCCTCATCGCCGCCGAGCAGACGGGGCGCGTGTGCTACGGCATGGAGATAAGCCCGCGTTACTGCGACGTGATATTGGCTCGCTGGGAGAAGTTGACGGGCCAGCAGGCGGCTCGTGTTGATGCGACGGAGCTGGTGACGTGCTAACACCCGCTGTGCTCCAGCGCGAGGCCCACTACGTCGAGTGTGCGTCGCGGTACCTCAAGGGGGAGTCGCAGGCCGCTATCGCAGCGGCGCTCGGGCTTGAGCAGTCGACGATCTCGCGGTATCTCAAGACCATTCGTGGCCGCTGGGCCGAGCGTTACACCGCCGACTTCCAGAGCATGGTCGCAGAAGAACTCGCCCGCGTAGACACGCTGGAGCGAGAGTACTGGACGGCGTGGGAGCGGTCGTGCAACGAGCGCACAACGCAGGCCATAGAGAGCACCGAATCAAAGTCGCGTAAGTCCGTTCGCAAAGAGAACCGTGACGGCGACCCGTCCTTCCTCGCGGGTGTGCAGTGGTGCATAACGCAGCGCTGTAAACTGCTGGGCCTCAACGCGCCGGAGAAGCGCGAGTATAAGCATGAGTTTGCAGATATGTCCGACAGCGACCTTATCGAGCGAGCAGCGAGCCTGCTTGCAGGAGTTGTTACGGAGGAACCTGCTTCCGAGTAAGCAGATATGCGAGTTTCCTGAATGGCTGTGGGCTATCACTCCCGGCTTTACGTGGGACTGGCCGTATCTCCAGCTCATTGACAAACACCTTGACCGCATCACCAGCGGCGAGCTGCGACGGCTTATGCTGTTCCTCCCGCCCCGGCACGGCAAGTCTGAAAAGGTGACGATCCGCTACCCCGTGTGGCGGCTCGCGCAAGACCCTACCCTTCGCGTCATCATCGGCGCTTACAACCAGACGCTGGCCGAGCGGTTCAGCCGCAAGGCGCGGGGCATCGCCAAACGCGCAGGGCTGAGGCTGTCTGAGGAGCGAGCGACCGCTGCCGACTGGGAGACGACCGAAGGCGGCGGCATCCGCGCAGTGGGTGTCGGCTCGGGCGTCACGGGCCACGGCGCAAACGCTATCATAATTGACGACCCTGTTAAGTCGAGGCAGGAAGCTGAGTCACGCGCCTACCGCGACAGGGTCTACGACTGGTATACCGACGACCTTTACACGCGCCTCGAACCTAACGCGGCGCTGATACTCATCCAGACCCGCTGGCACGAAGACGACTTAGCCGGGCGGATCTTGGCATCCGACGACGGGCCGAACTGGACTGTTATCTCGCTGCCCGCCGAGGCTGAGGAGAACGACCCGCTGGGGCGTGAGATAGGCGAGCCGCTCTGCCCCGAACGTTACGACACCGACGCGCTCGCCGACCGGCGCAGGGTGCTTGGGTCTTACGGCTACAACGCGCTCTACCAGCAGCGGCCCAGCCCGCCGGAGGGCGGCATCATCCGGCGCGAGTGGATACGGCACTACCCAGTAAGGCCGGAGCGACTCGACGTGGTGCTTCAGTCGTGGGATATGGCCTTCAAGGCCAGCGACGACTCAAGCTACGTTGTCGGGCAACTGTGGGGGCGCTCCGGTGCCAACTGCTATCTGCTCGACCAGGTGCGAGCGCACCTCGACTTCCCGGCGACGGTGCGGGCGGTGCAGGAGTTCTCCGAGCGCTACCCGGCGGCGAGTCTGAAGCTGGTGGAAGACAAGGCCAACGGCACCGCCGTCATCGCCACGCTCCGCGACAGGTTGAACGGGCTGGTGCCGGTCAAGGCAGACGTCTCGAAAGAGGCGCGAGCGTCGGCGGTGAGCTGGCTCTTTGAGGCTGGCAACGTGTGGCTACCGTCACCGCAGGCCGCACCGTGGATCAACGACTATATCGACGAGTTGACGAGTTTTCCCAACGCCGCGCACGACGACCAGGTTGACGCAACCACGCAGGCGCTGGCCCGACTGACACTTACCAAACCCGGCCACATCCCGACCGCCGAGGCGTTATCACGATCATGAGCATACTCGATCTTTTCCGGCGCAAGGCACCGACCGCGCAGGACATGCCGCTCGTCGTCGGCACCGTGCAGGGCAGGCCGCTTTACACCACGCCGTATACCAACGTGCTCGGCTACCTCGAAGCGTCTACGTCGGTGAGCGTGCTGAAGGCAATGCGGCAGGCGCTCCCGGTGCTCGATACCGCCGTTGACCTGCTGGTGCAGCTCACGGGCCGCGCCGAGGTGGTGTGGGCGAGCGAGCACGTGCAGGACGAGTGGGAGCAGTGGTCGCACGGCGTGAAGGTCGCGCCGCTCTCGACAGGGCTTGACGCTTTTCTTGACGGCTACATGGACCGCACGCTTATGCTCGGCACCGGCGCTGCGGAGATCGTTCCCGACGCGCTGGGCCGCGACATCTACGGCTTCCAGCACATAGCGACGTCGAGCCTGCGACTCAAGCCCGACCCCGAGAACCCGATGGACGTGATCGTCGCGCAGCAGCAGAGCGGGTGCTACGACCCCGTGGTTCTCGACCGCGAGTGGATACTGCTCAACGCCCACGAGCCGGAAGACGACAGCCCGTATGGGTGCTCGCTGTTCGCGCACTGCCCGTTTATCGCCGAGATGGTCGTGCAGATGTTGCACGCGACGAAAGAGGACTGGGTGAGGGTCGGCGCTCCGAGCTTCCAAGTGAGCATCGAAGTGCCGGCCAACCTCGACCCGAGCGTTGACGTGCAGGCGCTGGTATCGACACTGACCGCCAACATCAAGTCGGCGTGGAAGGACTCGCAGACGGCCCGCAAGGCTGGGGAGCCTGTGCGCGACTTCTTCGCTACCGGCAATATCAACATCAAGACCATCGGCGCAGACGGCAAGAGATTAGAGTTCGAAGTGCCTTACCGTGCGGCGATGGAGCAGATCATCGCTGTCACGCACCTGCCTGCGTGGATGCTGGGCATGCACTGGTCGTCAACGGAGCGCCTGTCTATGGAGCAGTCGCGGATGCTGGAGGACACGGTCGGCGCTTACCAGACGGCGTTCACTCCGACCGTCGAGCGCATAGCGGACGTGTGGGCGGCGATGCGCGGGTATGCGGCAGTCGAGCGCGAGGTCGTCTGGCCCGACGTGGGCATCCGCGACCAGGTGGAACTTGCGCGGGCTGCGGTGCTTGAGGCTCAGGCCGAGGCTACCCGCGAGAAGACCGCCGCCGCGCTGTGGCGCTCCGGCGTCTATGACCAGCAGGCGTACGCCGACTATGCCACAGGCGTTGAGGATACCCCGATAGCCGAGCCTATGGACGAGCCGCCCGCTGCCCCTGCACAGTCGGGCTTCGGTGGCGGTGTCCAGCTCGCGGCCAAGGCTACACCCCACGACCACGACCACTGCACCTGCAAGGGCGTGGTGGACTACGGCGGGGAGCAGCCTGCCGACGACCGCATAGCCGACCTCATCGACGCGCTTTACCTCGACGCACGGGCTGCAGCAGACGAGTTCCGGCGGGCCGTATGGTCGGCGCTCGACCTGCCTGACGTGCGCGGGGCAAGGGCCAACATTAACCGCGACGCCGCAGAAGATCGCATCCGCTGGACCGCCGAAGAGCAGCGACTCTTCAACGAGGCGGCAGACATCTTCCTCGGGCGTATGGTCGGCGGGGATCTCAGCAGGCTGGAGTTCGTTGCAGGCGACGGCATCGTGCAGGACTACAACCGGCAGGCGTGGGCGCTGGGCGTTGACCGTGCGGCGGAGCTGGCCGACACCGAAGCCGTGCTATCGGCCGAGGGCAGTGAGACATCCGTGCGGTGGCTGCTGGAGCATGCCTTCGACCGGCTGAGTGATAACGGCAGACTAAGGCTGGCCGACGACATCGACGCCATCGGCGGTATGATCCGCGATGCGGTGGCCGAGGCCCGCAACCCGCTGGACCTCGCACGCGAGCTTACCGGCACGTTCGACAGTTACCGTGGCTGGGAGTTCCAGCGGCTGGCGCGAACCGAGGTAGCGTTCGCGCAGAACGCGGGTCAGCTCGACGAGTGGAAGGCCGAGGGCATCGACACCGGCGGCGTTGACGGTGACGCGCCGCCCTGGCATCCGAACTGCATACTACCGGGGACGACTTGTGAAGCGCCCGGTGGTGTTGTCGCGGGGTTGAGAGCCCACTACAGTGGGCCTGCCGTCGAACTTGTCACGGCCAAGGGCAGAAGGTGCTCCGTTACCGTAAATCATATGCTGCTGACCCCGCGTGGTTTTGTCAGGGCGGGCGACCTTCGCGAGGGCGACGATATAATCTGCAGCGCCTTGAGTGATCGGGTAAGCGATAGTGCTCCAGATGCAGACGAGCGTCCACCCTTCGTCGAGGATGTATTCAGTGCGCTTGCCACATCGAGCAGCATGACGGCCATGACTATGCCAGTGTCCGCCGTAGACCTCCACGGCGATGCGGTGCGAGTCGATGGCGATGTCTATATTGTAGGGGCCAATAGCCTTCTGGAGAGTGGTAGCGAAACCCAGCGACTCCAGCAGTGCAGCGAACTCCCGCTCAGTGTCAGTCGCATGACTTTGGAGTCGCTGCTTTCCGAGAGCCCGCTTGCAGAGGTCTTCTTTAGTGCGGCGCATGCCTCGGACAGCATTATGGGCGGGCGTGGTCATGGCTATGCGAGCTTCCTTGCTCATGCGAGACAAGCCTATCTGGATCGCTTCCCTCATGCTGCGGAGCTCGACTCCGGCATCGAGCAGGGCTCGGCGAACGGCGTTGTTGCGATTGCGACCGATGCCGCACCGCTCACACAACTCCTTCTCGGACATGCCGGACTGATAGAGGCAGACAATCTCGTCAGTGTTCGCGAGTTCGATTTTGCGGGACATGTGTATGACCTCCAGACTGCTACCACATTGTACGTAGCAGGCGGACTGGTGTCAAGCAACTGCCTCTGTGCGCTCACCATCCAGAAGGACGCGGACGGCAACTGGTACGCAGTGCCTGACATCGCCGACACGGCCTGTGACCTGTGCCAGGAGAAGAAGCCGTGAGGCTGCCGTTTCTCAAGCCCAAGCCCGAGAAGATATGGTGCCCCAACAAGTCGTGCCCCGTCGTGCTCATCGAAGTTGACGGCATCGCGGTCTGTCCCAAGTGCGGCACGAAACTGGTGCCCGCAAGCTGGAGGATAACGAAGTGACTGATAAGCGCAAACTACTCGACGTCGAGCGCCCGGTGCTCAAGGTGCTGAACGTCGCTACTCGAGCGGCCGATCCTACGCCGGATCAACTCGCGCAGATCCGCCCGTTCTTCCTGCGGGACTTCGAGCCGGAGGGCATCTACATCCGGCAGATGATGCTCGCAAACGATCAGGTAGACCGCTCCGGCGAGCGCTTCGACACCGGCTACCTCCAGCGGTTCGCGGAGACCATCATCGGCAAGTCGGTGCTGGTCGGCCACGACTACGGCAACGCGCCGATAGGCCGATTCTTCGACGCTTCGGTCGAGCGCGACGAGCAGGGCTGGCAGTGGGTAGCCCCGTGGTTCTATATGCCGGTGAGCGCTGGCAACGAGCTGGAGCGCGACAACATCGACGCCGGTGTCTGGAGCTACGTGTCCATCGGCGCGGCGGTGGACTACGGCGGGCTTATCTGCGACATCTGCCACGCGCCTTACTACTACTGGCTTGCAAACGACGAGTCTGCGCCGCAGTGTCCGCATATCGTCGGCGAGGCCTACGACGGCACTGTCTGCACGGCCACCTGGACTGCCGAGCGGTCGAACATGAACCGCGTGGAAGCCGTCGAGGGGTCCATCGTGTATCTGGGCTGCCAGTATGAGGCAGCCGTATCCAAATCAGCAACACAGAGCGACGAGGCGAGAACCGCCAAGCTCGCTCTTGTTGATAATCCTCCGCCCCAGGCGGATCAAACGGAGGTCTCTTCGATGAATATCGAGGAACTTCAGGCTCAACTCTCCGCTAAGACGGCGGAGTGCGACGAGGCGCTGGCACAGTGCTCCGACCTCACGGCTAAGGCCGAGATCGGCGAGCGGCTGAAGGCGCGACTGGTCGACGAGATCAAGCGGCTGTCGGCGTGCCTTGGCGACGAGATCACACCCACCGTGGTTGACCTCATCACCGACGTCGAGAAGCTCATCGACCTCGAGTCGAAGCAGTCGGCCGCGTGGGCCGAGAAGCGCGGCGCACCCGAGCCTCACAGCAAGGTCGAGGTGCCTGAACCGACATCGGAATCTACTCCGGCGAACGTTAGCTGGAGTCATTCAACTCTGTAAAGGAGGCCTTAAATGGCTAGACCCGTAGGTATTGTGAGCCAGGGCGATGTGACGGTGCGCTGCACTCCCGCAGCGGCCTACACCGCAGCCGGGCCGCTCGTCGGGGATCTCGTGATCTTCGACGGGCTGGCAAACTTCACCGTGAATGAAGCGGCGGCGAACCAGAATCCAGACGGTGAGGTAACGGCTGTCAACGACGACGGCTCGCTCTCGGTTCGGATGTTCGGCAATCCGACGTTCGAGCTTCTCGGCATGGACGCTGGCGCTCCGCCGGTGCTCGGCCAGGCGGTGGAGGGCGTCGCCGCCGACCAGGTGGTCGGTGTGGACAACGTGAACGGGCGCGGTTTCACCGTCGCCATCAACTGGCCTGCGGCCGGGCAGTGCGTGGTTGCCTATGGCCTGCAGGGCGGAGGGACTGGTGCCTAACCATGATTAGACAGCTACTCTCCAATCTCGACGCCGGTCTCTACAAGGCCGCGCACGAAGTCAAGGACGCCGACGGTGTGAACCGCCCGCGCTCCAGCTTTGGCTTCATCACCGACCAGCTCAAGTCGGCTGGTCTGGAACCGACACCGGAGCAGCTCCAGACTCGCGTGGACCGCCTGCTCCAGCAGGCCCACGTCGGCGACCGCACGAAGCTCTCGGCCTATGCGATGAGCAAGTTCGAGCAGGTCGCGCACGATACGTGGGGGCTGGACATGCTCCTCGGCGAGTTGGGCATCCGCACCAAGGGCGCGGGTTCCGACATCGTGGAGAAGTTCTACGGCACCGGCACATCGGCGACGCTGTTCCCGGCGTATATGGAGTCGCAGATCACGGTTGGCAAGCTTGCCAACCCGCTCCTGAACGACCTCGTGGCGACGGAGACGGCGATCAACTCGCACACGCATCAGGGCGCGATCCTCAATGACGCGCAGTTCGACCGGCAGTTGATAGCGACCGGTGAAGGCGCTGACCTGCCCATCACTGACTTCGCGGTGGCCGATACTGCGGTCAACCTGCGGAAGTTCGGCCGCTACTTCGAGGTCAGCTACGAGGCGCTTCGGCTCCAGCCGCTCGACGTGGTGAGCATCTGGCTCCAGCGAATTGGTCAGCAGATCGGCATCGACGAGACCAACGACGCTATCGACTGTCTGCGCTTGGGTGACGGCAACGCGGGGTCGGCTATCACCGCAGCGAATGACTGGAACGTAGCCGCACCGCCCGCACTGACTTACGCCGACCTCGTGACGCTGTTCATGGCGTTTATCGACGGCTACAAGATGAGTACCGTCATCACCCGGATGGCGAACATGACTACCGTTCTGAACATGGCCGAGTTCAAAGACCCGCTCGCCGGGTTCTCGTTCCAGTCCAACGGTGTTCTGCCGGGGCCGTTCGGCGCGAAGTGGTACCGCTGGGACAACCTCCAGGCGGTCGGCCTGCTCAACTCTCTGGTTATCGCGGTCGATCAGCGTTACGCGCTGGAGAAACTGACCGAGGGTGGCACTGTCGTTGACAGCGACAACATCATCCGCAGGCAGGTTCGTGGCACGTCGATCTCGAATTGGGTCGGCTGGCACAAGCTCGACTACAACGCGGTCGAGATTCTGGACGTGGCCGCTGAACTCTAAGCGGTAGCCCTGTCGGGCATATCGGTGGGGGCGGTCTTCGGGTCGCCCCCGCTTTGCATACGAAGCGAGGATAACATGCCTATTCCACGGTTCTTCGGGGACCAGATCGACTTTGCGAACTCGGTCAACCTGAGCGTCGGCGTATCTGCCGGCATCATCCCGGTAACGGGTGTTGCCAACGCGCACGTCGCCGCAAACGCGGCGGTGGCCGGGTCGAAGCTCGCTGCCAACGCGCGGCTGAACATCGCCCGATCCAAGGTCTTCAACATCGACGCGGGCGCTGCGAACTTCGATGACGTGATCATTCGCCCGTCCACGGCCATCACGATAACCGCCGCTCGTGTAGTCTACACGACGGAGACATCGGGTGTGGTCGCTGCGGCGAACGTGAAGATCGGCACGGCGGTCAACGGCGCTCAGGTTGTGGCGCAGACGGCGCTTGGAAACGGTAAAAACATCGGCGAGATCACGGCGTTGAACATCGTCAGCGGCGCGGTGGCTGCGAACCTGCCGGTGTGCGTGCGGATGGCGGGGCTTGCTAACGGGACCGACGGCGAGTTCTATGTCGAGATCGAATACACGGTAGACGACTAGGAGGCGGGGGTCATGCCAAGACTGAGATGTCTCAAACCCCCGATCCAGCTAGGCGTAACCATAGTGCTGGCGAAGGTCGGCGACGTTATCGAGATCGCCGACCCTCTGCCGCACTGGTGGGAAGCTCAGGTGTTGCGGGGCAACGTGGAGATAGTGGAACCGGCGGTCGAGCCGGTTGTCGAGCCGGAGCCGACGGCTGAGAAGCCGAAAGCGAAGAGCAAGAAGGCCAAGAGGAACTGACCATGACTAAATCCGTTCAGGAGATATTCAACGAGCAGTATGGCGGCGCTGGCGGAACCAAGAGCGTGCAGGAAATCCTGAACGATATATACTCGGGTTCCGGCAACAACAAGGTCATCAGCGTCGGGCCGAACTGCAAGTACACCTCCATCCAGGACGGCATCGACGCGGCCGTGGCCGCAGGCGCGGATGAGACAAATCGCGCAACAGTAGTCGCGATGCCGGGAGTTCGGCGCGAGATCACGACGCCATCGCCGTTTGTGGACGTTATTGACTATATGCCCACGCGAGGTCGCGCAGGTGGTGCG